ACTTCTTTTTCTGCTTTTTTCATGGTTACGCCGAACTCGCGATCTGCTTCCGCTTGTTCTTCGCTTGAAAATTTAGACGCAGGCGGTTTACGACGAGTACCAGGAACACGAGCTTCTGGGTCTTGACTATAATAATCGATCGCTTCTGTCGGTTCGTCTTTAACTACTTTTAGTTTTTGCCCTGCAGTTGCGTTTGGATTAGTCAGCACTTCTTTGATAGGCATGCCTTGGATTTGTTTACTTAGCGCTTCAATTTTGTCCGCGTTGCCCGTAGGGTCATTTTTATACAGACGTTCTCTCTCTGCTTTGAGCTTCGTGCGTTCTTTTAAATTTGCATCCACCCCGACGGCAGATTTAACAGAGTTATCTTCCATCTTCAGCTGCGCGGCGATTTCTTTTAATCGCGGCCCTGCTGTTCCAGTATCACGGCGACCGTTTAAACTTTCTATTAACGCTTTCTGTTCAGCGCGTAATGCTTCGGCTTTTTCAGAAGTAATTTTAGCAGGGGCCTCGGCCTTGGGGGTTGGAATATTTTCTTCCTGAGAACCGTTTCGATTATAACTATAACCTTCGTCTTGCGGACGGTTATTAGGTGTAACAGATTGGCTTACCCGATTCATCTGCGCTCGGATTTTCTCAGCTTCACTATTTGCGTACTTAGCGGTTTCAAGATTGGTGTTAAGTGCTTCTGCACCCGCCCCCATCTTATCCATTATTCTGCGTGAACGAGTTAGTATAGTCCCCATTTCGGTACTTGAAATTTCAGTCCACTGCTTTTTTTCTTTATCGTTTGTTCGGATAAAGTATTTATCGCCTTCTTGTTTGATGTCCGATTCACCGCGGATCCCCATTGAATCTAGCATAGCGGAGTACCCTGGATCAGCCTGGCGTAAACCAGACATAGCAGATATTAAAGCTTCGGGTTCGCTGCCTATCATCTGATTTAAGTCTTTCCATGCGAAGCCGCCGTCAGATTGCGTTAAAAAATTATCTGATAAGTCTATTAATTCGGCACTGGCGATTTGGTTATCCAAAGCATATTTATTTCCGCGGTTCGCGAGGTTCTGCCCGTCAGTCATCGCGTTTGATTGCGCTATGTTAGCCGTGTTTATCTTTTGTGCTTCCCCAAACTCTTTATCGAATTGGTCGTTCATTCGTGTCTGGTCAGTATTAAATTGGCGTGCGCCTTCTACTAGCCTATTTTCACCCAGTTGGTTTTGTTCTCGGCTTTGTGCCATCTGCTGGTTTTGCCCAAGAATACCTTGGATCAATGCTGCGTAATTTGTATTCGGTCCCATGATTTTTCCTTATGCTAAAATGGCTGCCATTGCTAGGCCAGTAGCGAGTGAAGTGTTCGCGCTGCGAGCTTGAGCTTTACCGTTTTTGTAAGCTTCGTCTCTACTTGACGCCAAACCCATGGATTGAGAAAGTGCGTTAGTCGCTGAGTTTTGTTCGCCAGTAGCAAACTGCATGAGGTTACGAGCATTGTCGTAGTTCAAATCGTTCTGGGCTATTCGCGCGTTGTTAATGTTTCCATCGCCTTGTGCTTTAGCGCGAATTTGCGTTCGGCGTTTCATCGCTAGGCGTTGTGCCGGAGTTAGTCGATTAAGACCTTGGGTCTCCGACATGTTCTGTGCTTGAGTTGTTCTGCCGAGTAATTTTTCAGCGTCTGCTTTAGCGCCGTCTACTATTTCGGTGCTGTTTAATCTGTCGACTAAACCGTCAACTAGTGGGTTATAATTTTGTTCGAAGTTTTTAAACGTACGATCGTTTAACCCGACCAGTGCGTCTTCTGCGGTTGTATCAGAAAAACCTTTTGATTGCCCTAGGCCAAGTATTTTATCTGCGCCTAACCCGCCTGCTAATTTGGTTAAAAAACCCATCGTGTTGTCCTCTATAATCTATGATTATATTTTACACCATCTATTGACTTAGTGCTACTTCACCTTTATAGATACTCTTTAATCTATGGAGAGTTGCATGAAGTATTTATTATTAGTTGTTGTATTTTTGTCAGGGTGTTATGTAGCCCCGTATAAAACTATGCCAGAAAAACCCATATCTTCACTGTTAGTTGAAGTACACGTTTCGGTTCCGCAAGAAGAACGAGCTTCTATTAAAGAGCTCATAGAAAAACGTATAAAGCGCTTACGTATGACGTACGTATTTTTAGAAGATCTTGAAGGCGAATCGCGTTTTGAAAAACTTAACGCTATGAATGCCGATGGGATTATGTTACTCAAAATAAATAGATTAGGGCCTTCGATTGAAGTCTACAACGTGGGGGTTACTCGGTCTGATTTAACTTATGGTGGATTTAAATATGTAGGCTTGCCTGGGTTTGCACCGTATATGATAGAAGAATCTTTTAATGATTTAATCAACGGTGGGGTTTTTACGCCCCGTTAGCCGCTGCCGTTTTTAGCATTTTTAAGTCAAAAGAATCTACGGGCTGATTATTCCCTGAACCGAAACTTGAAAGTATGCCTTGCCCAGTAACACTTTCATTTACGTTTTTGGTTCCGTCAGCAAACATACCGTTATTGTTTGAATACGCCCCAAATACGCCAGTGCCCACCGTCGTTAGTGCGCCTAAGTTAGTTGCACGTTGCGCAATCTTTCGTTGTAAGTCTGCGTTTTGAGCTTCGGTTTGCATCCGCGCTACTGATGCAGTTCCGCCAAGCGCAATGTTTTGTTGACCTGCAGCGGTGTTAACAGCATTAAGCATTTTGCCATCACGGTTGCCTAACGCAGTTGCGTGCGCCTGCACTGCTGATCCTGAAACAGAATTGTTGCCCACCGATTGTATGTTCTGTTTTTGCTGAACGTCAGATGTTTGGCTGGCTAACTGGTTGATCTGTTGTGCACCGTCCGCGGACGCGCGGCGTTTTAAAGCGTCTGTCGCATCTTGTTTTGACAACGCAAGAAAATGAGGCTGTACCGAATTAGTAATTTTTTCTGCTGAACTTGCGCGAGCAATGCCTTGGCGTTGTAGCTGCAGTTCACCGGCAGTTGCTTTTTGTTTACTCGGGCCTTTCATGCTACACCTCTATCTCGTAAGTTTTTTCTGCTTCTGTAAAACCGTAACGTTCCGCTCGTTTGATCCACCCTTTGCGGTGCGACCTAAAAAATATTCTTATTGCGTCTATTTGTTTAGCGATGGTTTTTATCTCGCTCATTGCGTGATTGATAGCATCGTTAGACAACGGTTTAATTCCGTACCCTACCCAAACCATCAGTTCGGCTTTGTCTTCTCTGTTAGTAATTTCGGATAACACAAAGAACCCTGCGTAATCTTCATCTTCCATGATTAATAACAATATCGATTCGCCAGAAGTTATACTTTCTATTAAATGTTCTTCTGTTGTTTTTGCTTTTGTTTTCTCTACGAAAGCTTCGACAATATTAGCAATGTTCAACAAGTGCATGTTGGACTTATCTACGGTGATTAATTCTACCACGAGAATTTAGCCACCCGTACTTTGTCGACTTGTCCTTGCGCTTTTCGTCTAGCATCTGCTACTTGAGAACGGTACGTTGCAAAGTGCTCTGCCGCAAGTTGCGGAGACGTCCACGTTCGCTCTGGCATAGTTGCTAACCTGTATAGCGCATAGGACGTAATACCAGAATAGTAATCTTCTGCCAAATAATCTGGGATCTCTGTCGATTCCCTAGACGGCTTTAATACATAGTTGAATACGATTGTTTCTACTGCTATCGGTGTCGGGTATAAAATAATTTCTTTGCCGCGCTCTGTGTAATGCGTCGGCTTACCTTCTTTACCGTCTTCAGGTAGCTGATCGTTCGCTACGCCTGTTAGCGTTTTACCGTCTACTTTGGCATTTTTTAGCGATACTAATACAGCTTCTTCTATCGTAGGGAGTAAGTATTCCGAATTACCTGGTGACGTTTCGATAGACGCCGTTTCGTGGAATACACGGGACTCTTCGCAGAATTTAATAGCTGCGTTTTTAATTTCTTTAGACAACAAAAAATCAGGGCACCCTGGAAGGTACAACCTGATTTCTGTGGCTAACTCTAAATATGTAGCCATTATCTAGCCTTAGATTGTTCGACTTCTATATTCGGACTAGTGGCCATTTCAATTTGTGCTTTAAGCCCTAACGACTCTCTGAACAATTGATAGTGAGTTTGTGCGCGTTGCGCGTTACCTGCGTATGTCGCATCTTTTAAGTAACAGCGGAACAATACATAATCCACTACTTGGTTAGCGTAAATATCGCGAATAGATAAGTTGTCAGTTAATGCCTGTAATTCAATAGGTGATGCTGAATATATAATATTCAAATGACCTGGGCTTACTGGCTGCGGTGGGTATACGTAAAAATGAGTTAAATCATCTTCATCAAACATGTAGTGTAATACTTCCAAGTTTGGATTTTCGTAATGCCACTCTGGGTTTTCTGCATCTAATATTTCTACCTCGGAAATTCGTATAGAACGTCCTGGAGTATCTGTAGAGGTATTAGTTGAACCGCTTACGTTTCTTACTGCTTTCAACAAAGACACCCCGTCAGACGGAATACTTTGCAGCGTACCCTCGACCAACGGAATGTTTGTATTGCGGGCGGAAGTATTCGGTTTAACAAGCACGATTTCTCGTTGTGCATCGTTAATCCAGCCTAACATTTCTGGGTCTTTCCAACGCATGCCGCCAGGAGTTGTTTCTTGAAGAATCAACCTGACTTTTGTAATTAGAGATTGTGCTTGTATAGCCATTATTTTTTCGCCGTGTTTTTAGCTGCCGGTTTAGCCGCTGCCGGTGCATCTTTGACTAATGTTAGAGGAGAGTATTTACACTTCTCGAGCATAGATTCGTGCACTAGTTTGGATTCGCCTGGCTGGATTCGGACGTTATGGCCGAGTGTATTGGCCAGATAAATCTCTACGTCAGTTTCGTTTTTAAATAATTTGGACATAAGATGCTCTTATTACTGGGTAAGGGAGTGGGGCATCCGGCCCCGACCTTACGACCCAACTGTTAGATAGCAGCGTCGATCGCTACTACGCCAAAGTCTTCTGGTTGACCGGTGACAGTCGACTGGAACACTGGCTTTTTGAAACCGCAGATTTTGCCGATTGAGATACCGTATTGGTTATCGTAATCGAACTCGTCTTCGTTCCAATAAGGCATACCGATGTCAGCCATCGCTAGTGATTGTGCACCGCACATCAATACGCGTTGACCATCTACAGCACCTGCAGAGCCCCACTTGTCGCCCGCCGAAGCGCCGGTAGTGTTGTAAACGTGGCGATAAGAGTGGACCATCGCGCCATCAATCTGGAACGACTCGCCGCCAGCGAATACTGAGTTGCCTTGGCCACGTACACCTGCGTTACGAACGTTCGCTAGGAAGTCCGGATCAAGTTTAAGTTGTGCCATGCCTTTCGGAGTTACGAAGAAGTGGTAAATTTCTGCACCGCCTTCGCCTTTAATACCGCGGATATACTGTTCGCGACCGTATGCTTGTGCTTCAACCAAATGGCGGTAACCAAACTTGTCACCCGACGTTAAGCCAGTGTTAGCTGAGTTATCTAAGCCAGTACCTGATACGCGCAAGATACGGTTCGAAGTTGGTGCACTAACGTCAGCAGCATATGCTAAGTCAGATAAGTTTTTACCTGCGCCTAGTACTGCGCGGTCTGCGCCGTTGTTCTTCTTAGTGAAGTCAACACCAGACAATGCAAGGAAGCCTTGTTGATCGTAACGATCTGCAAGCCAGTAACCTAATACATCACGTGAAGTTGTACGGAAATTGATAACGGTTTTCTGATCCGCCATGCGGCCAGAGTTACGGTTAGCGTTACGGAGTTGGTCGATCTGGACTTTATCCGTGAATGCTTTGATCGCTTCTTCGTTACCTTCTAGCTGGCTGTCGCCGACTACACCGTCACCGGCAAGATCAGGTACTAAATTGTACACTGCTTCTGTACCGCGCTCAGATTTAGTGAGCTCAGTAATACGGTGAATCATAGAGTTGTGGCTAGTGCCTGCGAATTTTTGAATAAAGCTTTTGTTACGTGCGACCTTCCAAACGTCTCTCGCCCAAACGTTTTTCTTTTCTGTGGTCATCGACGCAAAATCGGTTAGTGCCATTTTGAGTGAATCCTAAAAAGTAAATTAAATTGTGTGGTTTTGCGTAGTGACGTTCGCAGGACGGGATGTAAGACGAGGTTTTGAGTTCGCTCGGAAACTAACCCCGTAACGTGGGGTTAGACGAATTTGTAATTACATTATAATCAATGATTATATATGTTGTCAAATTTATATATTAAAAGTCAAAGTCTCCGCGCAGCTTAGCCAGTTCGGCATCACTTAACGCGTCGAATTCTGCTTCTGTCATTTCTTCTACACTAGGCAATTTGCGTTGAGTATCCAATTCGCCTTGTTGTCTTGGTGGAGTTGTCGCCGCAGCTTCTACATTTTTTTGCGTCGGTTTTTTACTCGTCGGCTTTGGTTCTGGTGCTGGTGTCGATTCGCCTTTACCGTAGCCGTGGATTTTCATAGTCATGTCTGCAGCTTTACGCAATGCCGCATGTGACTCGTACCCTGCTGCAATAAACGCATCGCGTAGTTCGACTGTTTCTTCCGCGATACCTGCATCGAAATCATCTGAACTGTTGTCATACACAGAGTATTCTTTGACAATCTTGTCGGCTTCGTCCAAGAGCATACGTTCCTGGTTCGACATATTTGTTTTACTTTCGTATGACTTAGCTGCGCGTTCTTCCGCTTGGGTCATCGCTTCAGTTTGCATCTGTTCAAATATAGCGGCCATTGCTGCTGCAGAGTTATCGACGTCGCCATCTAATGTCTGATTTAGAATCTCTTTCATACGTTCGGTCATATTGACTTTCGGTATTTCCGGCACGTCTTCAGTTTTAGATTGTTGACTTGTAAACTCGGCGATCTGCTTTCGCAGTTCTTCCATCTGCTTGTTTGTTTCAGCGAACTGTTCTTCCGCAGCCCTACGTTTTTCGATTTCTTTGTTTAATCGTTTAACGGGTACTCGGTTATTGACCGGCTCTGGTTCGTCTTCTTCTTCGTCGGGCTTAGGTTCTGGTTCTGGTTCTGGTTCACCCTCGTCTTTCTTTTTAGGTTCAGGAATTTCTTCCTTGTCCTCGGGTTCAGGAACAGGTTCGTCTTTTGGGTTATCTTCTGGTTCGTCTTCAAGTTCATACCCTATTGAATCAGATTCCAGTGGCCCGTCTAAATCTAGATCATCGACGGTTCCACCGAATGAGTTCGTATCTCCGCTACTTAGCGGGTTTTGGTTCTGGTCGTTTAGGCTCATTTTTTCTTTCCTGTAGGTCGGCTTGGATTTTAAGCGCGTCTGATGTTAGGCGCGCATTGTTTTGCAGTGTGGTTTTCCGTAGCCCCGACTGGTTTGACATCGCAGACATTTGCAATCTAGCGTTAAGCTCTTGCATCCTTGTCTCGCGTTGTGATTCTAGTTCGCGCAGCTGCTTAATAAACTGCCCACGATTTAGATCTTCTGCACGTGCTGCACTGAGTGACGCTTGTGCTGTAATGTTTTGAATCTCGCTATCAAGTTTAGCCAATTCAAGTTGTGCTTGTTGGATAGCCATCTGCTGTTGCATCTGTGCCATTTGTTCTTCTTCCGGTGTCATTTCACCGAAGCCCGCCATGTCTTTCATCATGCGTGATATTTCTGTCTTACGCGCTAGATGCGAAGATTCCACAATGAAGTGGTCTGGTATATTGACGCCTGCGTTACGTAGGCTAAGTGCTTCTGCGAATTGCATTTCATCGAATGAATCTCTAGCCGGTGAACTTGATACGACAACATCGTACTCTCCAACCGTGATGTCATTTACGACGCGGTCGGCGGCTTGCTGGTTTATGATCATCTGTTCGCGAGGTTGCTCAGGTTCGCTGTAATTTGTAATATGGAACACGCGCTCTGCGGTGTAGAAATCTTGAACTAGCTCCAGTATTTTCTTAGCCAATAGACTGCGAGAAAACTCTAGGTTATTAAACGGTACTTGTAATTGCACTTGACCGCGCGACGTTCTTTGGTCTAACGCAACGCCGGAAATATCTGCACGTTCAGTGCCTAGCATCGATTCGTTGATGCCGGAAATTTCTTTAATATCCATTGCGCCTTTTTGCGAGATTCTATCTACGCCAGAAGGTACTGGATTGGGTTTAATTTTTTCCGGAGGATTCATGGCAGGGTTATACGTTATTACAACGCCTGTCTTAGAACCTTTGTTTGCTAAATCGTCTTCCGTCATGTTTGTTAACGAACCTTCCTGCACTAACCATCCTGAGTTTGCAGTGGTATTAACAATGTGAAGTTCTTGCGATCGAGATTTGTTTAGAAATTCCTGTGGCGAAATTAAATTACGCACCATACCGATCGGTCGGCCGCGTCGGAAGATCGGGAAATACGGAACAATAGTAAACGTTCTATATGGACTCCAACCGTCGTGTAACAGTACGGAGTCGGCAGAGATAGTCCAACGTACCTTCTTCTTTCTAACTTTGAAGTACGTTAGATTTAGCGCGCTTCTGACGCGTTCTTTATGTTCTGCTGTCCATTCATGTGGAACGTCTCGAGTTTCACCTGATTGTGGGTCGACAAATTGTTCTACCGTAGTGACTTTAAAATACTGTCGTTCAACTACTCTGACATTACGAATGGAATGGTTATCATCGATTCGTTCTGCTTCGGGGTGGATATGATCTTCGCCAGCGAATGTATGCTTAACGAGTTCAATCGAATCTTTACCGTAAGTAGTCCCACTTGAAGATATTGCGACTTCATCTTCTTTGTCTTTGCCATACCGTTCTCCGATTTGTGCCGGTGTCATCCAACGGGTGATCGTCACTTCGTTCCATTTCTTTGGATCGTATGACGTCGCATCTGGATCTGGAATAACGGCAATAGGATTTTCGGTATCAATTTCGATCTCGCCTTCGACGTTCTCGTCGTGGTTCAATCGTACATCGTAGTATCCGCGATCCATTATAAGGCCGTCGGCATACACCGTGGGCTCAACATGTTTTGCGAAACTGTTTTCTTCGAGGATGTGATCGACTAATTTAGACAATACGTCAGCGACTGGTTGGGTGGCGGCCCCGCGCTTCGGCTTAAACCGAATATCTGCTTGGCGATTCGCTTGCTCACCTAACGCTGCATTTACTGTGGATAAGATGTTATTGATAGTTAGTGCAGGACGACCTTCGTCTTCTAGCGCTTTACGATCTTTCTCGTCCCACTGTTCGCCGATATAAAACTCTTCGCAACGTTGCGCGATAGCGACATATTTTTCATGACCTCGGTCACGTGCGCGAACGTATCGGTCCCAGTTTTCTTGGGCAATGGCACGCGCGTCCGCTTTATCTTTGAGTTTCATATTGATCCGCTTATATAATTATTGATTATATTTTACTTGACTTTGATTATAAGCACAAGCTACTCGTCGCCAAACTGGAGTTCCATTTGCTTATCGTAGCTGGCAAGCTCGTCATCGTGCATCTCTAACGCGCGTTTTGCCGAGTCAATAATATCTATTAGATCTTGACGCGTGTCTTTGTGTCCGCGAAGTCCTGCACACAGGGCTTTTTTACTTAGGTGCGATAACGCAGGACATGTGACCTGGAACGCTTTTAATACGTCGTAGACGTCAACTTCTAATGACTTGTTTTTCGAATAAATCTTACGTTTGTATTTAGGGTTCATTTTTATGTCTCATATTTTTGTGGATGTACATCGACAGTAAACACCCTAACCCGCCACCTAGGCCGATCGGGATTACCATCCATAAGGCGTCAAGTCCTTGACTGATAAACTTCGTGGTTAAAATTCCGAATATGGAAATCTCAAACAAGGCAATGAAAAACGAAGTCAACACCACCGCTATCTTCTGGTCGTGAACGACGTTGAGCTGCTGGAACGCTTTGGCGCCAACATGTAATACCGAACATGCAAACGCTATTATGTAGAACATGATTCTACTTCCAATATGTCGGCGCGCATTGGGCCCAGGTCAACTTGGAAGTCGTGGTCGTTCCGACATGTTTTTCGTACTATCTTCTGTGGAGCATCGGGCATAGAATAACAATCCAATACCCACGCCCCACAAACTGGGCAGTTAACCTGTTGTTTAATCCTCATATCATGCTCTCATATGTGATTTACTTGAGCCCTTGCCCAAGTGTGCTGAT